CGATCAATCTCTTTTTTCCAATTCATTTTGCTGAGTGTTTAGTTATTAATTCCCCATACTTCTCCAATATTGGCGATTGGGTTTGTTTTTTTACGTTTTGCGGAGCTTTATTGGTTTGGCAATAGTCAGCTTGGTTAATCGACAAATAACCGATTACAAGCCAAAATAATGACAATGCTACCACAGTGCCAAGGATGTCCTTTTGTGTTTCGTTTAGTGTTTTCATTTGATTTGTAGTTTTGTTTTTAAGTCATTCATAACTGCCCAACGTGTCACTGCTGATTGAGTCACCTCATCATCAACTCCCAAAAGGTCCATTGAGCGTTGTACTGCATCCCATAATCTTTTCTCCTCCTGGATAATAAAATCAATCATTTCTTGTTTTTTCATTGCGTGTTTTTTAATTGTTTACTCCACAAAGATATGAAAGGTTTCACAAATGCAAAACTTTTTTCACTTTTTTTTCACTTTTGAACAAAATTAATTGTGAATACTATACCCGATGGGGTATTAATGTAAAGAAATGCAGGTTATTTATACCCGATGGGGGACAAAAAAAGGGGAGCCTCACGACATCCCCCTTAACACACGCTAATGATTCGCTAATTTACAAAGGAAATTTGATTGAGTCGATACTTTTATGCATTTTTCTTATGCCTTCCTTCTTTATTTCTTTGGCGTTTATCTTCAGTATCCTTCCTCCGGTTGGTTTGATGGGAGCACCACGTTCAACGTGCCATCCTTTGGAGCCATCACCGTACTCCTCTTTGTAAGTTCCGGTAAGCATGAGGTGAATGTTTTTGTGATGGTTGACATATCCATGCTTCGGTGAATGAGTTACTGTATCTCTCACATCATTACGACAAGCATTCTCATGGATGTGTCCCATTGAGAAGATATCGAAGTCCTCATACATCTCCAATGACCTGGTCAAGTTAATTGCTCCCTTGGTTACGATTCCTCCACCACCTGAGCCATGGAAGTATTTTAATTTAGTTGTGGTCCATGAGCTCGTTGTATATTGCTGATGAATGATAATCCATCCACCATAACCTCCGGTCATTACATTACTTCCATTCTTGTAATTAAGCAAGTCAACAAATCTCTGAAGGATGTCCGTTTCTTGATGCTTGATAATCGCAGTTTCATGATTCCCATATCCGATGACAGTGAGGATGTGAGCATATGGTGAAAACCATTCAACCGCGGTTTCAACGATTGAATCCAAATACTTTGCGTTGTTGTGTTCCGGTCTGATGTCGGACTTGTTGCCTCGTTTATCACCTTTCCCTTGCATCAAGCAGAAGAAGTCACCATTCACCATGACCTTGATATCATTCTCAAGACAGTAATCAAAATCCCGTTTCAATAAATCCCAATCACATTTTGGATTATCCCAGTGAAGGTCGGACATCATTGCAAGTTGAACAGTCGCTCCATCAAGATGAAGTTCGTGAATGTTTTTAGAGTGCTTTTTTAGCATATCTCAAGAGGTATTTGGTAACGATTCCCAAGAGGAATCCGATTATAAAGAGCCATATGTTAGGTCGTGTTTTCCTTTGACTCTTATATTTTGCAACTTCCACCTTTTGAATTTGGCGAATAGTATCTCTTTTCAATTTATATTGGATTTTTTTCTCCCATTTTGTCATGGGAATGTACTGAGTTTTCCAAAGCACAACCGTATCCTTTTGAGTGATGAATTTCTCCCACACAATTTCGTTGTTCACGATCACGGGGAATGAATCAACCGATGTGATTTGGATGGTATCGGATACCTCCTCACATTTATATCCTTTTTTGATTGCTTTGTTCAAATGATGTTCAGCTGAACACGATACCAGGAGGATGCTAAAAATTAACGTACTTAGTTTTCCCATTTTGCTTGATTGCTTTGAGGACTTGTTTGCGATTCCTTACTTTACTGTATGAAACGTGTACCCAACTTGGCTCTTTATCCGTTCCGAATTCCCAAATCAATTGGTCAAATATAAGATTGTCCTTGATGAAATGGAATCCTTTACTTCCAATGTTGATGTCCATTGCCTCACCGAAGCAGTGTTGAGAGGTTGGAACATACTTCCCATTGACAATCTTTCCTGCTCCACCACACGCTTTGTTGACTGCGATGCTTCTATATCCGCTATTGATTCGAATTGGCTCTCCCATATGAGCTCTCAGTGGCTCGAATACCTTCTCACATAATAGCTTGGCACGTTCAATTTCGAACTCATTCATCTTATTAAGGATTGAATGGTTGGTTGCGGTACCGGATGCCTCGAATTCTGCGAGTGTAACGTGCTTACTTAAATTCATCTAGATTCGTTTTTGTCCTGGTGATAAATTTGCGAAGAGCTGCGAGTACATTTTTCCCGGTCACACTCTCATATGATTCGTTGATTGACTTTATCTCAACCATCACACAAAAGAATGCAAATACCTTGGTCATGATTAGCTCAACCGAGATGAATTGTGCGATTATATCCCCTGCAATGTACTTCTCGATGAGGAAGGTGAACATAATTGCACCACCATAAAGCAATGACTTGGATATTGTATCGGATAATCTGCGAGATTGGAACGCATTCCATCCTCCCTTTTTTACTGATCGCCAAATGCCGAAGCAGGTATCAATGAAGATGGCTAACATAGCCAAGTATATCATCGGCATCACCGGTGAAAGTATTGCCCAAAAGGATGCAATCAACATCAACACATTCTGCCTCATAATACCAAGATTTGATTGTTATAACCGTTATCAGTTGGATATCCACAAGTCCACACTCCATTCATAAAGCAATTCCCCACGCACATATGACAATCAATCTGAGGTCGTAAATCCGTATCGCGATTCTCATGGGATGTGAAGAGTGGAAATTCTGCTTTGTTCTTTACCAGGTATCGAATCAATCTCATCTCAAAGAATGATGCTTTTTGTGCATAGTGTTCCATTCCGAATGCAACATCTGAACGAGATACACTCGATGAGTTATCACCGAATTGTTGTTGTAGTCCTTTATTCTTGAGTTGGTAAGTCAATCCAAAGATTGCATCTTCAGCTGAACGCCAAGCAATCACCGGTTGAATAAACAAAACAAGAGCTTCCTCTTCAGGTGTCAATGTTTGGTCATTGTATGCCTCCAATAAATAATCATAAAAGACAGTCCCAAGGATTGGCATCACTCTCAATTGTGCTTGAGTTGCAATGTATGGTGTCACATCAGTCACATCCACATTGGCAGTGATTGGTGTATTCGTTTTGAGGTAGGTTTCGGTGATAAAATACAACATTATGCTTGAGGTGTTTGTGGTTGATTACTTGCAATTGAATCACCGCCTTCAATCGGAGGTAACGATGCCAATGCTCTCACTTCGTTTGGTGTCATGGTATCAAGTACCTTTGTCGCTACCAATGGACTCATAGCATTCAATGCGTCTTGAGTTTTTGATGCATCACCTTCCACCTCAACAATTGTTTCATTGATGATTTGGAAGTTGTTGATTCTGAAATCTGCGTTGATTTTTGCGATTCGAAGTATCTCATTGAAGATATCAGCAACCTGCTCTCTCAATGGCATCACGACATTCTTTTCGAATATCACATACGCTTGTTTGATATCACTACCTGAGCCAAGTGAGCCGGTGGTACGAACTCCCATTAGTATCGGATCTATTGTGTGAGCGAAACAAATCTGCTCGGTATTCAATCCGGATGCTTCCTGGAATAGTTTATCGTTTTGATTGGTTGGAATGCTTTCAATTTTAGGCATCTGCTCTGCACCATTTGAAAAAAATGCGACAGCTTTCCCGGCATTGGCAGCTCCTTTCATCTTGTCCATGGTATTTCTTAGGACATTCTTCTCCTCTTCCGATTGTGGTCGCTTAGGGAACATCATCGCGAATGAAGGGAACACACTGTTCTGAATGTTGGATTTTGCGAAGTACGAAAGTTCGCCCGAAAGATATGCAAAATTTAATGCCGATGTGTATTTTGGAAGCGGATACCACTCCTGGCCCAAACACTCAACCTCGTATACGAATAGTTGGCATTTATCGGTGCAAGTTGGATGATGTCTTTGGATTTCACGCACATCGATTCTTGCGGACCAATCATCACAAATAAAGTAATTGTTTGGATTTTGTCCTCTTCTCACTTTGTCCGGAGATACATTCTCCATTCGAGTGAGCTTCATCTTATCATCAAAGTACAATTTAAAGTAAACACGATTGTGTACAATCAATTGTTCGGTTGTAATCCGAACTGTCTTTTTCAATCGAGATTTTTTCTCAAATGTGTACAATTCAAGGAGCTCTTGAGGTGTTGTTGTGGTTGTTTTCAATTCAATTCCTCCACCAATGACTGCATTTGTTTTGTAATCCACAATACTTCCATGGAGTGGTGATGAGTATACCAATTGGTTAAGGACGGAAGGAAATAAATTCGCATCACCAAATGGAATCCATCCACTCGTTTGATGCCTCCCATTCACATATGGAAGAGATAAATTCCCCGCACCAATTTTAAGAAATGGTGTTGAAAAGGATTGATATCCTTCCACCACTTCCGGTGATTGTTGTTTTGTTGTTCTAAATCGGTCAAATAATCCCATTTTAATCGTAGATTGAGTTTGTTGTTGCACCACTTACAACCATTCTACCCTCTTCAATGACCACTCCGGTCGTGTCCTGGATAGATGTTGGTGGAATTGTTGATTCATACACTTGATATCGGTATTGTCCTTTGACCAAAATCACGTCAACCGGCTCATCCAATAGGAAGAGATTGAATCTTTCCTTCCAATCGGAGATGTCATCGGTGGTGAATAGGATGGGAGTGTCGGTTGTATCCATTTCGTTGTTAAAAACAAACAAATAATACGGATTCGAGAGGGTGCTCACCTCAGTCAGAGTCAGCACAATTGAATTAACCTCACCTTTATCAATGTAAATCATACTAATATATTATAAAAAGTAGGAAAAATGTTTATAAAAAAAGCCACCCTAATGGATGGCTCTCTCTTTTTTTAGATAATATTAAGCAATCAAAGCTGCGATAATAGTTGAATCAACCTCGTATGCAAGGAAATCATTCTCAGCAATCAATGTCACTGAATATTTGCTACCATCTGCACGAGCAGTTCCTGAGCCTTCACCAACTGCACTCAATTGCAAATATGGGAAGTACCAATATTTACCATTCGCATCTTGGATGATTGCATTCAAGTATTGTTGACCAGCACCAAGTACCTTAATCGCTTGTGACTTAGATTGGTCACGACGATGGAACATCAAGCTGATTGTTGCAGTTACATATGAGCTACCATTGACAAGGTCAATCGCTGCATCTTCGGTGTAACTTCCGGTGTTTCTGCGGATTTCAAATTCAGTATATAAATCTCCACCTGTTATGATGTCGATACTGTCGATGGTCCATGAGTTTGGAGTTGAGTCCAATGTGAATCCTTCGATGTTATCTTGTTGATTTATGTACACTTTGAAAATCCCACCACTATTGTTGTCACATGACTTAACAATGGATTCTAAATTTTCACAAGCCATTTTTGTTGTTTTAAATATTGAAAAATAGAGGGGAGTATTTCATCCCCTCAAGAATATTAATTATGCAGCTGAATTGTAGAATACAATCTCAGCACCATTCACATGAGTGAATCCAACTTTCATGTTTGCACGAGTACGGATAACCGGCTCAGCAACTGTATCAGCTAAATTGATAGCACGTAATGCTTTACCATCTCCTTCAGCATCGAATGCGTACAAAAGATTTCCGCGTAACGTAGCGACAATTTTAGATGTTGTTCCCATTCCTGGACACATTACCATTTTGATACCTAAGTAAGAGAAATCCAATGCTTGAGTCAAGTTGGCTTGAGTATTCGCAGCAGCAACCGCAGCACGGTATGCAGTAGCAACCGGTGTAGATACATAGATTCTCAACTCTTCTTGGTTAGCGATAACCGCAGCAGGAATTGCAGCGTATACCAATGCCAATTTAGCAAGTACATTTGATGGAGTGATTGCAACTGGTGAAGCGATATCAATCACCGCTGAATCAGCAAGTAAAGATTTCACATAACCATCACACAAAGCAAGTGCAGGAACTAATGATTCCGTGTCACCTAACCAA